TGACTTGCCAGAACCCACAGGCCCCATCATTCCACGCACGAAAGCGTTAGAACTCAAGAATTTATATACGGCGGGGCTTGTCCTAAAGTCTAGTGACAGGCCAGTAGAGGGGAGGGCTTTAGAACTTTGCTCTTTTGTGCGGCTCATTTCTCACTCGCTTTCTTTAGCATTGCCAATCAAGGGCATCTAATTTTCCAATAAGAACTAACCAAGCCAATTTAATTCTATTAAAAGACCAAAAAGTTTCAGGTCTTGCTGGTGTCCATGTTTTTCCATCAACACTACAAGATGTATCCCAGTTTTTAATTTCTTGTGCTGTGTACTTCATTTCTCACTCGCTTTCTTAGTCTGGCAATATGTCTTGTTGCTTGACTCTGGCCTTAACGATGCGCTTGGCCTTGGCCAATGCCTTGCGCTCAACCTGGAGCACAGCGGCCTTGCTGACACCCAACTTGTCTGCCACCTCCTGAGCTGTCATCACTGTCATGTCTTTTTTAACCTTGTCCTTGTAATGCTGTGGTAATTTTTTTACTTTCACTTAACCGCCATCCATAGTCCGATATTGCTAAACGCATAGCCGCTATATACGACTGCCATAGCGGTATTCCCTTTTGCTCCTTGCTCGATGGCCACATAGCCGTAGATCAAGCCCGTCAAAATGATTAGCCAGGAGCTCATAGGTTTGATCCCTTAGATGGGGTCTGTGTCTCACGCCTGGTAAACATCTCAGGCTGATAGACTCGGCTGGTGCCATCGTCATAGACCGCATGAATTAGGCCATCAATCAAGGCCCAGCAAAAATCCAATTTGCCTTGTGGGATGTAGGTATAGCCGTCTCTGAGAGCTGGCCACTTCTTACACACCACATTGCGTGTCGTTAATACGATCTCCCCGCCGCCCTGATTCTTGGCCACATAAACCTCGGCCTGAGCTGGCAAAGCCACAGCCAATGCCACTGCCATGATTAGTTTTTTCATTTGCTGACCTCTTTTTTATGAGTCCAAATCCGCATCATCTCGTCATAGAGCTGTTGATAGCCTTTTTGTCCTCGTTCTTTAAACACCTCGCTCAGATACTCCTGGCGAGTCCTTTTACTGCGATACCGCTTAAACACCCACTTTGCCTCGCAATGACAGCGATACTCCTCGCTGTAACTGTTTACTACTCGGCCATCTGGGAGCGTGATGTCACTGCCCCTTGTCACTGATCTCCTCTCGCGCAAGCTTGATAAAGTCCTCAAGCCTTAGCACTACACGCCAGGGCTTGCCATTGCGCCTAAAGGCCACCACAGGCATCTCGCCAGGCTTACAGGCGGCCTCGACTTGGAGACACCAGGGCTCGATCTTGAGAGTCTCCTGACGCTTTACTTCAATCCGAAAGGGTGGGAGGGTGATGTCATCCTCACCATCCCTTGCTTGACCCAGGTTGCGCTTGACTACGGTGCCCAGGGCATCCGAGAGTAGGGCGCAGAGCTCGCGCTCGCCTTGAGCTCCTTTGGCTCGTTTGCCGCGCCCGTTCATTTGCTACCCAGAAAGCGATTAAGACGCTCGCTGACTGGGGCGTAGCGGGGCGCGAGATAGACCTTGACTGCCTCCTCCATGAGGCTCGCCATTGATCTGCGCTGGTCTTTAGAGGCTTGCTCTAATAGTTGTCTGGTCTGGGGCGTGAGCCTGACCATTGTTGGTTTGTTCATTTACAGAATCCATTGGTGTATATCACTGTGCAATCTTAAAGCCTAACTATCTGAATACACAATGTTGTCAGACTTAGGGAAAACACCTATACAAAATAACCATTTGGATTATTGACAACATGAAAACACAGGCTCATACTGACAACACTTAATCAACCCACCGAGAAACAGGAGGTTTATAAATGACACAACACACTGGCAAGTTTGTCGCTTACTACCGCGTGTCCACAGATCGCCAAGGCCAGTCAGGTCTTGGCTTACAAGCCCAGCAAGACGCCGTTAAGCATTATCTCAACGGCGGCAACTGGATGGTCATCGGCGAGTTTACTGAGATCGAATCAGGCACGCGCAAGCAGTTGCAAAACCGCCCCATGCTCAAGTCTGCGCTGGAGCTGTGCCGCAAGCAAAAGGCCACGCTTGTAGTCGCCAAGCTCGACCGCCTGGCCAGAGATGTGCAGTTCATCTCTGAGCTCCTCAACTCCAATGTCAGATTTGTTTGCGCTGATATGCCAGAGGCAGACCGCACATTCCTACAAATGATGGCCGTCTTTGCAGAGTATGAGGGTCGCAGAATCGGAGAGCGCACCAAGTCTGCGCTCAGTGCATTAAAGGCACAGGGTATCAAGCTCGGATCGCCCCATCCTGAGATTGGCGCCGCAGTTGGCCTCAAGTCAATTATTGCCAAGGCTGACAGCTATGCGGATCGGGTTGGGCCAGTCGTACGAGAAATCGTACGCAAGACTGGCGCTAACACCTTGAGAGATATTGCAGAGGCGCTAGAGGCACGCGGAGTATTAACGCCACGCGGTAATACTGAGTGGCATCCAAGCCAAGTGGCCAACTTACTTAAACGGTGCAAATAATGGCAACATCAACCATTTTTTTAGGCCTTGTTGTATTGGTATCGGTCATTGGCCAGGCCGCAATTATTGTCTGGCTCAACTCACGAGCTACAGACAGAGCAGAATCAGTGGCAAAGCGCAAAGCAGAGCTAATTGATAAGGCGTTTGAAAGTAGTCTTTAACACAACTAAAAGGAGTCAATATGTATAACGAAGAAACTTTAGCTGACAAGGTAATCGGTGGCCTAGCAATCGTTAGTTTTATTGTTTTGGTGTTGATAATCGGAGGCCTAGCATGAGCATTATCCATGACATTTATAGGCCTTACATTCCAGCGGCCAAGACCGACATCGTGGCCACCCTCAAGCGGCTTGGCTGGGAGCCACCAAGCGAGGATCAACGCTATATCGAGAAGTGGGCTACCTACCGCCACCTGGCCGCAATCAACGAGGAGGCAGTCAAATGATGCAGACTGCCCTCGACTTCACTAGAGAATACCCTCCACACCAATCCCACTCCGACACAAGCTCTGCCTCTGCCGCCAAGACTGCGCCTAAGTTTTCAGGTCGGCTAGTCGTTGCGCTCAAGATGTTTGCGTCATTGCATCACAACGGCGCTACGGATGAGGAGGGCCAGGGCTTGCTTGACCTTTCAGGCGATAGCTACCGCCCCATCCGCGTCACCCTCACCAAGCATGGCCTAGTCGCTGACTCAGGCAGACGCAGACCGACCACCAATGGCCGATCCGCAGTGGTCTGGGTCATCACCCTCAAGGGCGCCGACAAGCTCATGGAGGTCAGTTATGGTCAGTAAAGTCACACCTGACACCATGCTCTCGGCCTCCCGCTTGCCAGCGGTGATGGGTCTATCCAAGTATCGGTCAGCCAATGACGAGCTCATCTACTCGATCAACGCCCTCCAAGGTGGTGAGCGTGAGGACATCTCCAACGAGTCGATGGACTGGGGCAACCAGCTTGAGCCGCTAATCCTCAAGGAGGCCGCTAGGAGGCTCGAATTAGCAGACTTAGTGCTAGACCACCCTGAGCCTCGTTTTCACGATGCCTTGCCCCTCTGTTGCAGTCTGGATGGCACTGGCATGGGCACAGGCCAGGTGATCTCCACCGACACCGAGAAAGGCATCTATGTTGTCGGTCAGGATTCGATTGTCTTGGATGGCATGGGAGTGCTTGAGGCCAAATTGACTGCGGTCAAGGCAGAGGACAGCCCACCCTTGTGGCGTGGCCCAGTCCAGCTCCAGGCGCAGATGGATATTGTCAAGGCCAAATGGGGCTGTGTTGCCACTCTTTACCAGGGCACCGAGCTGAGGCTGTTTCTCTTTGCACCGCATGAGGACACGCTCGATGCCATTGATCGGGCTTGCACCGTATTCCAAAAGAAGTTGGATTTTTGGAAAGAGACTGGCGGCATTGACTACTACGCACCACAGGACTCCAAGGATGCAGACCGCGTATGGCCTAAAGCAGTGGAGGAGTTGGAGCCACTACCACTCGGTCATTCTGTCGGTGAATGGGCTCAAAAAATTCTAGCGAATAAAGAGCAAATGGCTCGCTTGCAATCTGAGATTGACAAGCATGAGACCAAGATCAAGGAGCTGATGAAAGACAACGGCATGGCTATCGCTGGTGATTACCAGATCAAGTGGGGCATGAGAAGTTATTGCGCCCAACCT